CGTTGGATTAGTTAGATCTTCTGTCCAGCTTAGGAGCCAATCCCCAAGCCCTTACAATTCTGTTATCTTTCCTTACAACGGGATTGATAACAGCGACACCGATTTTAAATCGAATACCACGGCGAATTTTCGCGTGGTTTTCACTATGCGTGTCGGTCATTGTCACTTGCGTGTAAGACCGAAACAAGTGATAGTATTCAGATGACAAATCTGTAGTACTCTCAGTTGCTTTAGACGTCAGGATTAGTTTTCCTTGGCGCTTCTCGTATGTGAATACGCTTGTATCAGGCTTAGAATCCCTCGTGGAAATGATTCCCACGTAATCATCCTCGCCCCTGTAACTCTCCCAGAGGAGCAGGTCGGCTACAGGTATCGCACTGGTGAGCTTTCTTCTGAGACGACGATTATAGCCCTCCCTGACTTGTTTAGACAGGAAAAGCTTCGAAGTCTTAAGTTGATTGATCAACGAGCGATATAGCGTACCATAACCGAAAGTAAAACTTCGGTTTATGAGTTGGCGCTGCCCTTCGTAGGCAGCAAAATCGATCTTCCCACCATTTTGTATGACGGGGGTTCGGTATCGTAACGGAGTGATGTCATGCCCGTTACATGCGAAAACACCACAGCTTTCGCGTATGGGAATTGGTCCTGTGAAGGACTTATCTTCATTGACGCGGAGGCCGAGAGACTGTAAGATGTTAATAGTCTCAGCTGCGGCAACCTCGGGAACTATAATATCATCCCCGTAGGTTTGTATAGCTTTGGAATATTGCCTGTAATACGGCTTGAAGCCATCCCCACAAAGATAATCGAACTTAGATTCCTCGAAATTGAAGGAATGGTCGTCCGAGCAGCGATGAATTGAACGCAACGTTGCGAGGATAGCCACAGCTGTGAAAACAGTTGTCTGTACCGGGAATGTGATCGCAGATCCCATCCCAGCATACATACCATGTTCAACTGTGCCCTGGGAAGTCTCAGAGGCCCAAGAGCGTCCAGCCATCACCTGTGAAAGGAGATTGCCGGAGAAAAGCTCGCTAACCACCTCAATACTGAGATAGTCAGAGGCAGAACTAAGATCTATTGTAGCAGGTCGAACACCTGATTTGCTCACTTTGGATCCCGATAGAGCACGCTCACGGCTTCGTTGCTGGTTATTATACCGAACAAAGTGACGGATGGGCAGCTCTCTACTAGTGTCGTTGGTATCATACCAACGAATTTTCAATGACTGCTGTGCGTACTGCATCTCGGGGGACTCGGCCGTGATTGGCCTAAGCGATTTACAATCCTTAGCTACAAGCATGAGCTTAGCAAACCGAGGACTGCTCAGTAAGGTTGACACGGCCTGAACTGGGTCGTAAGGTGTAAGGTGTCTAGTTTGAATTGTCGGCTTATAGCCTTCATTTTTCTCTAGGACAGTCTTCGCGCCTATCGATGTAGTTCCGGGACCATGTTTGCCTGGTATCTCAGCATCATCAATCTCAATGAGCCAAGAAACAATTGACCGCAATTGTGAAAGTGTGGTCAAAGGATAGAAGTCACGCTGCACTACCTCGCGTTGCCTCGAGATCCAAGCCGTTTCGGCTGAATCATAGAGGTCGCTCCGAGTGATCGGTAGCTTGGCCAAAAACACGTGCCAAGTAAAGATCCATCGAATTAGCGAATAATCATCGCTATCGAATATTGCAGCCTGATGGTCATAAAGATAGTTAATCGCCGAATAAATCGGCGATGATACAAGCTCTTGACTCTCGAAAGAGGGAGTCGTATCATTCTCAGAAAACGATCTGAGAAAACTATGACCAAGATCGTTCATCCGTTTAGTGAAGTCTATAAAGCCTCGCTCCGATACCTCTTTATGAATCTGTTTTAGGCACCGACGAACGAGATAGAACTTATCACGTTTGGAAATGTGTTGCAGGGTAGGATTGTCATAGAGGAGTGCTCCCAGGTGTGAAAGTGCTGCTTTGCAGTATTCCACTTCTGATGTTTCAGGAATCACGATCGGTATATCTTTAGACCAATCGCGACAATACTGAACTGGATCTTCCCAAGCCATAACCTATCCCCTCGTGCTAAGTCAGCGGATGCAACCCCGAAAGGGCGCGAAGAGCTGGCGTTAGTACCGGCGCCGAAGCAGCAGCTCGCAGCAAGAGAAAGCCTACGGCCTCCTCTAGTGCGCGGGTTTCCCCAACGTCTGTGAAGACGTTACCATTCTCCGGATCGGAACTGATCGTGACCATCGCACTCGAAGACTTATATCGAGTGATGATGGATGAGTCGGACAACGTACGCTGGACAGGGTACCAATTCACAACGTGGACACGAGTGTCCATGATGGGAATGACATACTGCCCGTTAGCCACGCTGAACGCGTTGTGATTCGCAGCAACTTTCGTCACCTGAATCCCAACAACGTTCCGCAAATCGGCACTAGCACCCGACAAATCAGCACGAATGAGGTACTGCCAACCAGTCTGCTCAGTAGCAGAAAAGCCGGCAATCCCGGGCTTGCCAGACAAGTACGCTTTCGCTTGAGCGTGCGTAATGCTGGTGTAGTCAGCAGCAACGTTAGCAAACGTTGTGCTTTGAATTGCAGTCGCACCCTGTGTAACAGGGTCAGAGGGAAAAGCAATTGTTCCCAATGCGGACTCTTTCTCCAGCCGTATAGGCTTGGAATGGGTAGGCGGATAAACGCGTCGGAAGACGCGCATTTTCTCGATCTCAGCGAGTCATACCACATAATATGGAAATGAATAGCGGAATTGAGATGGGCGGCAAGCCTGATGCTTTGTTCCAGGCGTCAGGCACTAGGTCAAGGGGATCAGTAGTATTATCTGATCGGATATACACAGCGTATGTCCAACCCAACTTAGTAGTCACCTCAACAAACACACTATGACCAAGTGTGCTCAGTGGCGATGAATACGAGCTGGAAAAGCCCGTGGCGTCATCAATAAACTGGGATATTGTTATAAACCAGTCGACGACGAACGAGAAGGGTTGTACTTGCCAAACGATCTTTGGATCGGGTTGTAAGCCCAATGCCTTAGCTTTATTTAGCAGTTTAGATGTGTAACTAACGATAAAACTGTTGGTTATGCGCATCGCTACCTCTGAGTGGAATGTAATTCTGTAATCCAAAACATCGGACTCCAGCAAACCCTCAATGAGAACAAAGCGCTTTAGTGATTCCGGCAAGCCGGAAAACGGATCGCTCTCAGAAGAGTACGATAATGTATCCTCATACTTCCTCTGCAGCTTCTTAACATCACCGAGAGCATCTTTAACAGATGCAATCGTTGGTGAGATCGCGAAAGACCACGCTAAAACCCCCCCCGAAATTGCTTCGATAAGGAGCAAAACGCGTTCCGCAACCCTCTTTGTGGAACCAAATACCTTGACTATATCGCTAGGCCAGGCTATGATAGTCTCGAATAGCGACGGTATGCCGGGTGATTCGTAGAAAGTCTCGAAATTACGCGAGACATCTCCGAGCATCATGCGTATCGCCGTACCCTGAGTTCTATTTAAACCCGGACGCGCGGTCAAGATGGAATGGTGTGATAGAGCTATAATCTTCCGTATAAAGGAACCGCTCGAAAGCGGAATGACGTCGTCAAATTTCTGTGTAAAAGTCGTACGAATACGGCTAGTCACATTGGTTTGGACGAAGCCTTGAATATAGCTCCAAGAGGCTATTCCTGGCATGTAAATTACCACTTCACCTGAGTCAGTCCAGTGTATTACAACTGAATAGTCCCAGGTAGCGATATTGCCAGGACCTATTGGTAGAAAATGATGGGTAAGATGGACAGAGTAAGAAATCTTGGTTGATGAAACCTCGATGTTGCTTATATAGCAACGATTCTGTCTACCTCCGCCATCTTTACGGTAGGTCATAAATGCAGTGCCGTTTGCTGAGACCAAGTCGTTTACAAAGCGACGAAGTCCTTCGAACGAAGTTCCATAGATGCCTCCACCATAATCAGTGGAAAACACCGGCATGGACCCAATTGCTGGGGTCCCCGGCTGCCAACCTCCGTGACCGGTTAAGGTCTGATGTACACTAGTTCCAGCAGGGATTGGATGCACTGTGCCATACACTGATATTCTAGTGTAGGGCTTCCAGTTACCCGAAACCTGCCGCTCTCCGAAAAATACACGCCTTAACAAATTGAGACCTCTAAAGTACGAGGCACCAACAGTGTGCGTACGCCAGCTGGAATCACCAGTAGACGCGTGTTCGAGAGTTCGCACTACACTTGCATGCCTTATTGTGGCTGCAACTGTAATGATCGGATCGGCTTGAAGCCGTCCGAGGTCCTGTCCCACCCACATAATAGTCGGTTGAGCCGGATTAGCAGGAACTGTGTAGAGATCATTTAGTACCCGTGAACCTAACGCCTGTACTTTGGTCAAGTACTTTGGCATAACATCCTCGAGTGCCCACGTATAGTCTATAACGTGAGAAGGCCAATAAGAAGCCACAGACATGACTCCACTAAACCATAACGGCCTAGATTTGGAAGAGGGACGAGGTTGTAAAGCCCGTCACCTTAGGAGGACTCCGACACACAGCTCATTAGCGTACCACGGTCTGTCAGCATAAAGAAAAGCTGAGGTATCGTGGACTAGCAATAGAAGCTGCTGTGGAAG